CAACCCCAGCCTGGAGGCCGAGGAAGAGAGCGCGGGCGGCCTTGACCGTTGATGGGCTTGCACCGTAATCGCTGAACTGAATGACGCTGGGGTGTTTCTGAAGCACTGTGCCGTTCCAAATCCCCATGCCGCCTTTCATGAACTCGTTTTCCCGACCAACTGCCGTAGCAATGGCCTTCTGGATATCCGCCCAATCGTTAGCGATCGTGTTCCGACGCAGGTTATAAGCCTGCCATTCGTTCATGATACACAGGAACATTTCCTCGCCATCGATGTTGCACTTCTGGATCTGAGGAACTTCCGTGTACGCTGGTCCGCCTCCGCCCATCATGCCTGCAAAGGCAACGGCCTTGTCGATCGGGCCGGTCGTCATGGTGTCGCTTGTTACCATTGTCGCCTTCGCCGTAGCAGAACCGCCATAAACGATGTGAGCGCTGTCCGGGGCAGTAAGCGAGTTATTCGCAAACCCCGTGTAGGTTGTGGGATACAAGAACGTCCTGTCTGTATCCACGCCGCGGGCGCCGGAGAGATACATGAAGATGATCTCGTCGAATGCCCGTGCCCACCAATCCACGGACCTTGCTTTCGCAATCTTCCGTAAATCGTGGAGGGTTCTCTTCCGGGTCATTCTACCGCCGCAGTCTGAGCCACCGCGCATCTGGTCGATATAAACGACGTCCGTGAAGAATTCGAGTTTCTCTTCCTTGCCGTGCAACTCTTTATCGCCCTCGATGGGCTGCATGTTGAGCTGCATGGAGAGGTCGAAGGTGATCTGCTCGCCTGCATCTGCTTCCAGGTCGGTGAGCTGCCAAATCGGGCGGGTAGGCACTTCGCCTTTGCCCATGTACTTCCGGGTGAAATACCCTTTTCTGCCAACGTCGACCGCGAGACTCCCGGAGTATCTCTTGACGGCCTTGGCATCGTTCAGACCAATAATCGTCTGTGCCATAATGCATCCTCCTTACTTTATTTTCATGACCGTCCTGGTCGATGTTAGGCTTTCGGGTCAACGCCCGTTTCCTTTATCCAGGTATTGTTACCTGCTTCACGAAACGATATTTAATCGAGGGGTCAGCCTCGAGCTTGAAAATGAGCTTCTTCCCGACAATGGCAGTAAGCGTTACCGAAATTCGTTTGCCGTTGTCTGTTCTGTGTTCGAGATCAAAGATGATCTCTTCTCCTATACGCATTTCCTTCATCAGCCGCGCCATGGCTTACACCCGTCCTTGCCTCGGCCTCGAATCGTCGAGATATCGGTTTTTCAGCGCCTCCGGCAACTTGGCCAGCGCGTCCTCATATTCCTCGCCCGTCAGCTTATCAAGCGCCGCAAATGCCCCTTCTGTCTCTATCTGCTGGGCGTTTGGTATATCCGTCAGAGTTTTCTGGTCCGGTAATGCTGCTGCCGGTTTCGCTGGAGCCGCGGGGGCTGCCGGTGCGGCCTCTTTCTTTCCAAACATGGCCTTGACGGCCTTATCGGCTGCGATCAGGACTTCCATGCCCCGCTTGTTTGCGTGTTTTGGGTCTGCAAACATACTAGAAGCGGCTTCCCTGAGTGCTCCGAGTAGCGCCCGGCTTTGCAGGTTTGGCGTGTACTTGCCGTCCGCTCCCTTGTCGCCACGATACTCAGGCTTGTTGGCGAAGAAAAAGGACTGTTCCTTCTTCCATACAAGCTCTTCCTTCGCGGCATCCCGGGCCTTGATGTTGTCTTTAACTACCTGGCGGTTAAGGGCGTCACGCTCCTTGTTGTACTCAGCCCGCTCCATGCCACCGGCATCAAACTTGGTTTCGAGGTCTGTGAGCTTCGTCTGGATTTCTTCCGAAACAACATCATCGTATGGCAGCTCTTCCTCTGTAACCACCGGCTCGAAGTCGAGCAGGTCCTCGTCTGTGACCGCGCCTTCCGCTGAAGTTTCAACCTTGGCAGCTTCTACAGCGGCAGCCTTCTCCGCCTTGAGCGCCTCAACGGTAATGCCCTTCGTCTTGGCCTCATCCTCCAAAGCCTTCGCATCAGCGGCTTCCTGTTCGGCCTTCAGTCGGAGGGCTTTGGCCTCTTCCGTTTCATCCGCCGCGGCAATCCTCTTGAGTTCCTCTTCGGTAAGGGGCGGCTTCTCACCATCCTTCTTCTTGTCGTCGTCACCGCCCGTCACGCTGTCGAGAATGCCCTCGAGCTCTTCTTTTGAAAGGTCGGAAAGCTCTGCCTCCGTGTATCCGCCCGCAATAATCAGCTTGAAGTTGTCGAGTTCAATTTTCCCAACCAGCACTTCGGGGACTTCCTTAATTTCCTCTCCTGCCATGTCCTGTACCCTCCTTTTTCGTTAATGATTTTCAGGGCAACAAAAAAGGCGGTCGTAGAGAAGTAGGTCCCTACTGACCGCCTTTATTATTCTTGCGTCCCGTCCGGTTGATCAGACCTCGCGGAAACCCTGATTTTATATGTTATCCCGTTCCGAGCTCTATGAGCTTTTCGGCCTCGGCCTTCTTGGCCTTGCTTTCATCAAGCTGTTTCGCCGCCCACTCCTTTGCCCGCGCCATTCTATCGGGGTCAGCCTTTACGGCATCTGCCCGGGCTAAAGCCTCCGCATCCTGCCTCGCAATCCAATCTTGCTCGCTGTAGGGCTCGACGGTATGGATGTTCTTCTTCCGCTTTCTCTTCTTTTCAAAAGACATAAGTCACCCCCCGCCTACGCCGAGGTCGCTTGGTCAAACTTACCCCCGGCACGACTGAAATACAGGACGCTGTTGTAATAGCACATGGAAAGTATCGCGGCCGGTACACTCCCAAGTAACGTCAACTCTTGCAGGGGTCCCGTTGCAATAACGTATTTGTAAAGGTTCCCCTTGTTCGTGCCCAAATAGACGGTTGTATTGTCGGTCGCCATCGCCGTGACTTCCTCTGATAAAGTCTCCAGATTAATTATCGTTCCTGCTGCCATAATCTATACCTCCTCTGTGTAGGTTTTTACGTTATCGTCAGGGCCGCCAGGCTTTGGCAGCCTTAAAACGCTCTGAATCTCTTGTTATGACTTCCGCCGACTGGAGAATTGACGCATCAAGCGCGGCCTGTGGAAGCCCTGGATTGCTGGATTTCATCGCTTCCTGTATTGACTTTGGCGCGGCTTCCACGGCTGCAGCGGCGATCTGTTGATTTATGACAGCCTCGAGATCTACTACGCTTTCGGGTTGACTCTTTTCATCTTCAACGACTACATCATCCCCGGGCACTTCGTTCCCTGGTATTTCCTCCTCATTGAAGCACATCGTTTCCCCCTCCTTTTTTGTCTCCGCCTTCGTCTATCTTTGCTGCCTCTGCGATCAGCTTGTCGGCTGCCGCCACTACTGCCGGGTTATTTATAAGCGCCGTTGCCGCTTCCATGGCATTCAAGAAGCCTTCCAGTTTCTTTTCCACGGCATCGATCTTCGTCTTGAATGCCTTTGCCTGCTCGACGTTGACCTTAGCCTGAGCCATCTGCACGTTGAGCTGTGCCAGTGCCGCCTGCATCTGCTTCATGGCCTCTGCTTCCTTGTCGGCCTTCTCCTGGGCGGCTTTCAACTGCGCCTTTTCCTCATCGGTCATTTCATCTTCCGGTGCATGTTGCTGGTTGATCTTCCGGATGCGGGCTACCATCTCGTCCTTGTTCGGCAGTTCATCCATGTAGTCCACAACCAGGTCAAGCAGCTTGAGCGCGACTTCCGGCATTGATTTACTGAGGCCGCTGACCAGCTCGCTCAACTTCTCCATCATGGAGATCCGGAGGCTCTCGCGGTAATCCTGCTTGCCGACGTAGAAATCCGCCTTGGATTCTGTGATGCTGTTCTCGAATTGTCCCTTTTGCTGGTTCCATTTGTTTATCTCTACGAATTCATCCTTGGCCTCATCGCCTGTCACTCTGAATTCGTCCTGCTGATCTTTGAATTGTTCTACCAAGGCATTGATGACCTCGCCCGTGAGCTTGAAAGAGTAGTAGTAATTATCGAAAACGACGCCCGACGTGGTAAGCCCCTGGGTTTCCCGGGCCTCGATTGCCTTGCCCGAGATCGCGTTAGTCTCATGGCCGAGGTTCTCTTCCGTTGTGCCGCCGGCGACATTCTGAATGAAGCGTTCATCGTCCCTGGCCAGCTCAACATGCTCTTTAGCGAGCGCCTTCTGGTCTACAACCTCAAACTTCTTGCCAATGTTGACTTCTACCCAGCCATCAGGGCGCTGCAATTCCTCGGAAGCCTCGATTTTGTTATTGACCGCACCGGGCTCGGCGATAACCTGCTTCGCTGTCAGTAGGAATAATGACCGGCTGCGTCTCTTGTTGAGATCGTCCTGCGGATCTCGTATGTCTCGAATGACGCCGTAGGGCATGCCGTCACGCTGCCTGCGATAACAGAAGAAGGGAATGAACGGAAACCGATCATGATTGTAAGGCGTGATATCGTCCTGCAGGAACACGCTGCCCACCCATATCGCGTGTCGTACAACCATTTTCATAACGTCATAGGTCGTGAAATAGCCATTCTTCACCAGGTATGCGTGGTCTTCCCACTTCTCGCGGTAGATCGCGCCGTCCAGTGCTCCGTACGGTGTGCCGCTATCCTGCATCTGCATGATCTTGACCTGCTGCGGCATGCGATACCAGCCCTCGATGAGCTTCACCCGCTCCCGGGCGCCGTCCCAGGGACCGCCATAAAAGATAGAGAGGTCGCTTTCAAGATCAAACTCTGAGGCATAGTCGGTGATCGTTACGTCGTCAGGCAGGTATGGGTACATGCTGTTGACAGCTTCGGCCATTACCTCTAT